ATGCTTTAAGACCTACAACTCCTTTTGGAAAACTTATTGCAAAAGGTGCTAAACCAGAAGAACTTATAAATCAAGCAACAAAAATGGCAACGAAGTTTGGTGAAATAGATAATTATAGAAAAGCACTTACAAGTGCTGGGTATACAGACTCGTTGCTTTTTCAGGCTAAACTATTTGATAGTAATTATGGTCGTGATGGACAAACTTTAAAGCAAACATCCGATTTTGCATCTGGTCAAATGTTTAAGCCACATAAAGCCTATACAGGAACAAATATTGGATATGGTAAAAACCAAATACTTCCTGACGCAGAAAACATGCTTAGATTTGGTAATCAATATTACGCTATGGGTGGTATGGTTTATGCAAACAAGGGGCTTAAGGTTGCAGCAAGTAAGTATGCTCTTGGAACTGATACTATTCCTGCTATGCTTACCCCAGGAGAATTTGTAATTAAAAAATCAGCAGTGGATTCAATTGGATTAAATAAACTTAATTCTATAAACTCTGGAACATTGTCATCTAATTCAGTGTATAATTATAGTATCAATGTTAATGTTAAATCAGATGCAAATGTAAACCAAATTGCAGATACTGTTATTAGACAAATTAAACAAATTGATTCACAAAGATTAAGGAGTGTCAGTATATAATGGCTACTAGTACATATATGCAAGGTCGTAAAGAATATGCTAGACCTCAAGGAATTTTATTTTCTAAAAATTCTGGAACTTTGGCAGCAAATGGAACTTATGTTCCAAATGGAAATGAATTTGGTGAATCTGGAACATTGGATGCTAATGCAGATTTTTTAATATTGTCAGATGATAATAGAGGACCAATAGATTTTAAAACCACTAGGATTGAAAATCGTAAAAGAATGATTAATGGTCGTATGCGTTCATATCATGTTGCAGACAAGTTAACTATTAATCTTTCTTGGAATATGCTTCCATCACGTTCTTATTTTGGAAATCCAAATTTTAACGCAACTACTGGAGTGTCAGATAAAACAGAGTCATGTACAAGTGATGGCGGTGCTGGAGGAGTAGAAATTCTTAGATGGTATGAAAATAACCCAGGTCCATTTTGGATGTTTCTTTCGTATGATAAATACAGTAATTTTGATAATGATGGCAATGTAAATAGATATACTCACTTAGGAGAATACAGTCAAGTAGTTGAAGTTTATATATCTAGTTTTGATTATTCCGTTGAAAAACGTGGTGCACGAACAGATGATTTTTGGAATATATCTATATCGTTGGAAGAGGTTTAAAAAATGCTTAAAACATATTCAAACGGCACTGAAATTTTTGATTTAAAAAATCATTTGCTAGATTCGCAAACAATAAAAACTCAATCAATTGTTTTGGGTGAATGGAATTTAAACATAGCAGATAATATAGAAGAGATAGGAAACTATAGATATAGACCTAGTAATTCTGCAAGTTCTTTTTATACGTTGCCATCTACATTTACAAAAGAAACATCATCAACTACATCTCCAAAATATTATGGTGCTACATTTGCAGATGTAGTTATAGATGGTGGGTATGATATTGATAGTAATCCAATAAGCATTTTAACTGAAAATGAAAAAATAAAATTTTATTATTCTTTAGAAGATTGTTTTAATAGGTTTCGACCACGTTCTGGAATTAATAAAGCGGTATTTCGTAAAGGATATTATTCACATTTTACTGACCTAAATATGGCAAAAAGACCAAGATATTATGTAGCAGATAAAACAAATATTTTTAAATATTGGACATCCTATAGGACAAACGATAATCTTATACTTGGTATATCAAAAGATGCAGCACCATCATCTGGTGGATATTATATAGATGATGCTGTTCCTTTTGTTAAATATAAAAACAATATATATGCAAATAGGATTATTGTAAAAATGCAAACTCATGTAGGTAGTGCTGCAGACAAAACTTTATCTAATGACCCTTTTACTGGCGATGCAAATAAAAAAGTTCCTAAAATTTGGAGTATAGAAGTTTTAAGAAAAAATAATTCTGGAGGAACCAATTGGACTACAGAAAAAGTTTTGACTAGTTATACAATTAATAATGATGGATATGTAGAATTAGCGTATGGACCACAAATACCATCAGAATATCAAGATATTTTTACTTATGTTGCAACTATAGCAAATTCTTCTGCTTTGCCAACAAGTTCAACAAATGGGTATGCCTATCTTGTAGAATCAGACAATACATATCGTATATGGCTAAGTTCTACTTCATCTTGGGTAACATTTTCTGCAAGTTCTAGTTGGCAAACAATAGAATCTTTTTCAAATAGAACAATTCCATATGCAACAGATTTAGTTGGAGATGAAACAAGTCTTACTACTTTTAATTTGGGAGATAACTATACCAGATATAGAGAATTTGATGCTATTCAGGGCATTAGGGTAGCAGTAAAAACAATGAAAAATATCAACACTTCTTTTGATTTAATTGAAATTTCTCCAAGACTTGTAGTTGACCTATCAGATAAAACATTAAATTTTTCAATTGAAAAAAAAGCATCCGACTTATCTGTAAGTGGATTACCATTAGGAGACATCCTTGCTTCTACTGGCAAATTATCATTATTTGATTACGACCAGGCATTTGATAAAGACAATGCAAACAGTATATTGAAAGATATAACGTTTAAAAATTTGCAATTTAAATTTTATCAAAAAATTATTGATGTTAATGGTTTAGATTATTTGGTTCCAATTAAAACAATGTATTCAGATGGATTTCCAGATTTAAGTTATTCTGATAGAACATTAGATATTACATTAAGAGATTTGTTTTTTTATTTTGAATCAGTAACTGCACCTACCGTTTTTGTTAAAAATAAAACATTAAGTTATATAATTTGTTTATTACTAGATTCTATTGGTTATTCTAATTATATATTTAAAAGAACTTTAAATGAAAAAGAAAAAATTATTCCAGATTTTTTTATTGCACCAGATAAAACAGTAGCACAAATTTTACAAGATTTAGCAAAATCAACACAAGCATCAATGTTTTTTGATGAAGAAAATAATTTTGTTGTTATGAGTAAAAATTATATGATGCCAACATACACATCAGATATTGAAAATGGCAGAGTAACAGACATAACTCTTTCTGCTTCTACAGACCAAGGACAAAATGACAGTCCTCTAGAATCTGAAACTTCTATACGCTCTAATGCCTCAATTGCAAATATTTTAGATATTAAAATAGAAAATCACGATGTTTATAATGATGGAAAAATTATTTATAATTCAAAGTATATTCAAAAAAATGTTTCTAATCTAGAGCAGGTATCGGCATTAGATTCAGATAAAACATACACATATCAACCAGTTTTACTTTGGGAATTGTCAACAAAAAGTGACACAAGTAATGTAGAAAAAAATACAAATGATGGATTTGCTTTGTCTGCTGTAACGTTAAAAAAGGCTATTGTTGAAGCATCACCAAGTATTTCTACAACTACTGGAAAAATTGTAAACAATACAATAGATATTGGAGAAAGCGTCTATTGGTTAAGTAATTATTCTGGATATTTGTTTGCTAATGGTGAAATTATTAAATATGATGCAAAAGAATATTCCGTAGTAGGTGTTGATGGACTAAGCAACGTTTGGATTTCTAGTGCAAGCGATAAAGATTATTATTTTTCAAAAGTTCCATATAATGGAAAAATGTATCCTACTGGACTTATAAAAATTTATACAGAAGTTTCTTATACAGCAGATGGAGCATTGGCTACTGTTGTAAAACATGGTAGAGGACAATTTGGAACAAAAATTATTGGTCATTCTGCAGGGATACCCCAAGACTCTCCTTGGTTTACAAATACTAGCGGAGCATCAAACGATTTTGAATATTTAAGTGGCGTTAAAACATTTCCTCCAATGACTACTGAAACTACTCCTGTAGAAATTCCAACAATTTTTGGTTCCCCTGCTGCACCTGCTGGAAAAACTGTTCCATATACTTTAGCAGGTAGTAATATATATTACGAAAATGATTCAAATTTTAATACAAAAAATGGAATTATAAGAAATTTCTTATCATCAACATATCCGTCAATAAACAAATACAACAAAAGCACAGATTTACCGTTGGGAGCAGTTCAAGCATCTGCTCTTACAATTTTTGGTAATAAGAATAATGTAAGAACTTTGCCAATTAATTTTTTGTCATATTCTTATAAAGATTTAGGAAAATGTAATGATACATTTGGAACAAGAATGAGAATAATGGGGCAATTGACATCAAATAAAAGTACAATTCAGAATGCAACTGGCTCTATGTCATTTTTTAAAGGAAATAGTGAAACCACCTCTGCTCTTAATGTTTATGGTGGTTCTGGCGGTATTGCAATTTGGTTAAATCCTACAGCAAATTCTGGATATTATTTTGAGATAGCAGCATTGTCAACATACGAATCTTTAAATGATTCAAATATGTGGTTTTATAAATTAAAAAGAAAAACTGGAAATGGACTTAAAACTAATTCAGTGAGTGGCTCATTAACTCAAGTAAATGCAGACTTTACCGATGATAGAACTCAAAATATATTGAAAGCAACAAGTGTTGGTATTATAAATACTAATACTCAATTTAGTGCAACTCTTGCTGTTGGCGATAGAGTTAAAATATCTGGACAAACAAAAACAGAAAAGAATGGATTTTATTTAGTAACTAAATTAGGAACCTCAACTACTAAATGGGAAATGGAACGAGACGAACTTGCAATACCAGAAGTATTGTGGAAAGGAAAAACTAGAATAGTCGTAGATGCTACTGGTACTGTTGGTTTGTCAAAAACTAATCCAAAAGATGAACTTCCAATATATGATTTAAAAGTAAAATGGGAAACCATTGATAATGGGGCAATAAGATTTTCTTTATATTTAAATGATATTTTGGTTGGGGTATGCGTAGACACTGTTCCAGAAGAAAAAGGAACTCATGTTGGTCTTTTTGTAAGAGGTACTTCAAAATGTATGTTTGAACATGTTTATGCACTTACTTCTGATTATCGACAAAAATCTCCAACTGCAACTTATTCTAAAATATTTGGAATAGAAAACATAAAAATATCAAATACTTTTAATGCTTATAGGCTTAATGAAACAATTATTACAGATTATTTATCTAGTCAAACTACGACAGGTTTTGAAAATGATTTGTATTTTGAAGAATTTGGAACAATTTTGCGTGAGTGTGCTTATTTTAATATTCGTTATGATAAAGCATATCCTGCTTTACTTGCAAAGATTGCCAATAATCAAAATCCATTATTAGGTTATTATGTATCTAATTTTAAATCAAGTCCATATGGTGCAGAATTTATGGTATTTAATACTACAGATTCTGTGTTACCAATGGATTCGTCAAGTGGAAATTATTTAAGAATTACTGGAGTTACCTTTACAGCAGAATCAAACAACGAATTAACAGTTGATGATTATTTTAATAAAGCAACTGATTATTCACACACTCAGTTTACAAGTTTACCAACCAATGCAACAAATTCAAAAAATGATTTAATTTTAATAAAAAATAGCAGACTTACTTATGGTAAAAAAGATTTTTCATTGGAAGCACCTTATATTCAGGATAGGGATACTGCATACGAAATGATGGATTGGATGATTCAAAAAATTAAAAAACCAAAAATTGCAATAGGTGTAGAAGTTTTTGGATTACCAATTGTTCAACTTGGAGACATTATTAAAATAGATTATTATATATCAAAAATAAAAGATGGAATCACTATAACGGACAATGTTCAAATTCCAACAAATTCAAGATTTGTTGTTTATGCTATTACTCATTCAGTAGATGCAAATGGTCCGTCACAAACATTATATTTAAGCGAGGTATCATAATGTTAAATGGAGCAAAACCAGTAACATCAAATAATATTTCAACTATTACTGCAACAGCGGCTAAAGCAACCACTACAAAACCAGCAGTTAAAATTGCAACATCTAATTTATTTATAGATACATTAAATGTTCCAGACTATAAATCGATAGAAGATTTAATATTTGAAACATTAAACTCTGGAGAAATACTTGATTATGGTAATACACAGGCTACAGTTGTTGGTAGTGTTGGAACAGGAATAAATGGTTTTCAAGATGATAATTTAAATTTGATAGATACACGTTTATATCCAGACTCAAACATAGATGAAGAAATTCCTTATGACGGCAATGGACCAAACACTACAGATGGTTCTACAGGTGGTTCTACAGGTGGCATCGTTCCAATTGATTCAAATATAAACTATTACTATCCAATAGTTGGGAATGGAATAGGTGGAGAGTATGTTTATTTTAATACTAATAATAACTTAGTAATTGATTTAATAAATGTAAGGGAGGGGCAGTATGTAGAGATTGAGTTTTGGAAATACGAAACAGAACTTAATGATACAATATATTCATAATGATTACTTCAAAAGGACAAGAACTTATAACAAAAAAACTAGCATCTAACACACCATATGCAACACATATTGCATTAGGTTGCGGTGCAAGACCAAGAAACAAATTTAGCGTAAGCATATCATCAACAGAATCATCTACTGCTAATGCAACATCTGGGTATGCAAAAATAATTACATCTACAAACCACGATTTTCAGGTGGGGGATTATGTAAAAATATATAATACAGGTGGTAGTAATATTGCTAGTGCATATCTTGGAACTTGGTTAATAACAAGCATAACCTCGAACAGTTTTAAATTTGCTATTGGTAATAATACAGTAAGAGCATTGGCATCTCCAAGTCCATCTCCAAAAGTAATTTTAGATTTTTCAAATAAAACATCTTTAGATTTAGAAATGTTTAGAATTCCAATTACAACTTCAACTAGTTTTAGCGAAGATGGCATTAATAAAATTTTGTTTTCAGCAGATTTGCCAACAACCGAAAGGTATGAAATTAGTGAAATTGGAATATTTTCACAGGTATCAGACTCAACATCACAAGTTAATAATAAAGTTTTGTATAGTTTTTTAAATACAGAAAGTTGGAAATATCATTCTTCAACAGCAATAGAAGGAATTTTATTTAAAACTACTTTAATAAATACAGCATTGACTACAAATGATATAGTAATAACAGATAAAGCATTTCAAGCAAATGCAAATAATCTTTTATTTAATAATTCTATAAGAACTTTAAGGCAAGAACGACCAAGATTTTATAATAATTCTTATTTTTTATATGGGGACACCTCTAATTTAGTAGTTAATGGTTCGGGAACTAGCATGAGATTAACTCCAACTTCAACAACAAATCATATAGAAATAATTGATAATTCTCTTTCCCAATTAGATAAAGCATCATCAAATGATGAAATAAAGTTTGCACTATCAATAGTTAATAAAACACAAAGTGCCGCTGACCCAGATGAAATTAGAGTTTTGCTAGAATTTGCAACTATAGACGGTACTGGAAGTGCTACATCTGAATATAAATATAAAAGATTTCATGCAAAATTAACAAGCACTGAACAAGATTTTTCCAAAAACAGGTACATTGTTTTTACTAAAAAATTAAGTGAAATAGATAGTTCTGAAAGTTTTTCATGGGAACAAATAAAATTTGTAAAAATATATTCATCAATTATTAAAAGTAGTGCAATAAGCGGAGATTACCTTGCAGCATTTGATGCAATAACTTTTAATTTAACAACAAGTACAAATCCACTCTATGGTTTAAGTGCATATACTATAGTAAAAACTAGCGATAATTCAACTATTCCTAAAGAAGAAAATTCTCAACAATCAGTAGAATTTAAGTTTGGAATTGGAACTTAAAATGGTAGATGTTGGAATAAAAAAAATACAAATTACTGAATCAAGTCTGCCAGCAATTAGGGATACTGAAGAATATCTTTTAAGGTATAGGGTTAAAACTAACACAAATTCTTCTACTTGGTCTAAAGTTTACGTTGTTGGAAAATCTAACTCTATAGCGTCTTTAGTTGCCATAGAACCAATAAACCCTAGTATTTCACAAATAGATAACAACAACAAACTACAAGTATCTTGGACTATGCCAAATTCAATAAATTTAAATTATTTCGATGTTTATGTAAAATGGTACTACACAACAGAAATTCCAAACAATAATACTCAAAATGCCACTGAATGGGTTAGGTATGATAAAGTAGTTTATTTATCAACAATTAATATAGATATACCCTCTACTGCAAAATGGTTTCAAATTGCGGTAACTGCAGAAACATTTCCTAAATTTGTTAATCAAACAATACTTAGCGATAAAACAACATTTTTATTTCAAACAGAGTCGGGTGCTAATTTAAGAAGAAGGACCCAAACTATTGATGGTGGGGGAACTGTTGGTGGAACCGCTGCTGGTGGAAATACTGGTTAATGGATTAATTTTTAAAAACACTTTAATATTTATGTTATAATATAAATATGACAAACATACCTATTCCCTCAACCAACCAGCCAATCGACTATGATTTTTTAAACACAATTGTCCAAACAATAAATTATCTTTCTGACGCTAATGCGATAGATAATGCAAATTCAATATCTGCAATTTTTAATCAGACTGTTGCATCTAATAAAGTAAAAGTTCTTGCATTAACAAATAATGTTGTTTCTGAAACCAAGAGTCAGCCAAATGTTATGGCTACTGTGCAAATTAGTTTTGGTTCAACAACTTTTAAGGGCAATCCTTTTGTGGTTGCAACACCAAGGGCTGTTAATAGTGCTAATTTTGCTGGATGCAGTTATTTTATCTCAAACCTTTCATCATCTGGATGTACAATAAACATTAAATGGCTTGTAGAAAAATCCAGCATCAATATGTTTTTTGACGTTTTGGCTATTGGCGTTCCAGCATAAAGAATGGCTGCTCAAACAATGGAGCAATACAATTCTGCTTCTGTAATTACAGGGAATAAAAAGGTTTGGTTTCTTAATGGAAGCCTTGTTCGTGTATATCATATGAACAACTCTAATGGAATAATGTCTGTTTATAATATCATACTTGACCAGATAGAAAGTTGTTTAATTAGTGATTTTAAAAAGAATAGACAAAGAGCATATACCGTAGGAGAGGCTGCAAGCCTTGTTAACAGGCATAAAAAATATATGCCACAATTAATGCTAAAAGGTATTATTCCCTTCCCTATGGGGTCACAGAAGGGCGGAGAGAGGGGCTGGCAGGTCCGTTCTTACTATTCTGAATCACAGGTAAGAGAAATTCGTGATATACTTGCTTCCTACCATCACGGTAGACCAAGAAAAGATAAACTAATAACCAACGATGTAACACCTACAAAGCAAGAGTTGACAAGGCGTATGGGCGATGGTATACTGGTATATACAAAGACAGAAGATGGCAGATTTGTGCCTATCTGGAATGAATCAATTTAGTTCTTGAAAGGACAAACGGTATGAATAATGATGAGACTAAGGTTACAGTAGGGCTAGGCTATACGCTTAATCTAGGTAACTTTCAATCACTCCGCATTGACTTATCTGTATCAGATAACAAGCGTGAGGGAGAAAATATAACAGATGCATTTGAACGTGTGTATGCTTTTGTTGAAACAAAGTTGGCTGAAAAAGTCAAGGAATCTGTAGAAGAGACAGAAAATAAGTAATGGCTGACCGCAAAGACCGCATGGCTTTGCTTAGTCGCTACAGTAAACTGCATACTGCAAAGTACCAAGAAAAGCCATCCCTAAATTTAAATGTAGAGCAGTGGGCAGCAGATGCCTTGATTGCTTCTTATGGTATTCCCGAATGCTATGACCTGCTAGAATATTACTTTGATGTATCAGAAAATCCATCATGGAAATACTTTGCAAATTATGCAGACAACATTGTTTACAAACGTAAACAAGTACAACAAGATTTAAAAGAACGCCAAGAGCGTAGACTGAAAGCGAAAGAGTGGCTAAATGAATAACACAGAATCGAAACTAATCTCTGCTGTATTAGCAGACAAACAAGTGCACGTTTTGCTACAAGCAAATGTAGAAAACATACTAAGAACTCACAATGACATCTGGACATTCATTCGTAACTATTCAGAAGCCAATGGCACAGTGCCACCAACATCATTAGTTGTAGATAAATTTCGTGACTTTATTCCTGCCGAAGGTATTGGTGCCACCAAGTATCACCTAGAAGAACTACAGGCTGAGTTCCTGAATGATAGTCTAAAGGATGTTCTTAGGACTACCGCTTCAGATGTTCAGGCAGGTCAGGGAACCAAAGCATTAGAAGACTTAATCCAGAAGACATCAGAACTAAAAAAGAATACAGCAGTTATCCGTGACATTGATGCCACTGATATTGATTCTGCTGTTGCTTACTTTGAAAACCTTGCTCGTCAGAATGAACTAGGTTCGATTGGTATCAAAACTGGTTTGCCAGGATTTGACAACTATCTTCCTGCTGGTATTACTCCAGGTCAGTTGGGTGTGTTTCTTGCTTATCCAGGAATTGGTAAGTCTTGGTTCGCTCTTTACATGGCAGTACAGGCATGGAAGCAGGGCAAGTCACCACTAGTAATATCACTCGAAATGTCAGAGACGGAGGTTCGTAACCGTGTGTTTGCTATCATGGGTGAAGGTCTTTGGTCACATCGCAAACTTAGCAATGGGCAGGTAGAGATTGATGACCTGAAGCGTTGGCACAAGAAAGAACTTGAGGGTAAGCCAGAATTTCATATCATCTCTAATGACAACGGTGGAGAAGTAACTCCATCAGTTATTCGTGGTAAGATTGACCAATATAAACCTGACCTAGTTATTGTTGACTATCTACAGTTGATGTCTCCAAATCAGAAATCAGATAATGAGACTGTTCGTATGAAAAACCTTTCTCGTGAACTTAAATTGATGTCTATTGGTGAAGAGATTCCTATTATTGCTATCTCTTCTGCTACACCAGATGACGTTACTAAGTTAGATACAGTTCCTACTCTTGGTCAAACTGCTTGGTCACGCCAAATTGCGTACGATGCTGACTGGGTTCTTGCTCTTGGTCGTGCCACCAACTCAGACATTCTAGAGTGTGTGTTCCGTAAGAACCGTAATGGGTTTATGGGAGAATTCTTGGTTCAGGTTGATTTTGACAAAGGTTACTATCGTTATAAGGATTTTGAAGATAACTAGTTATAATAGAGTGTGGACAATATATATCACAGACCTATTAAGAACTTTACGTTTGACGGAATCATTAAGAATGATGCCGCAATTGGTAGACTTCGCATAGAACTTGTGAGACTTAAAGCACTTGAGATGTGCGAGTTGGGGTATGTGCAAAGACTTGACATAGACCCACAATTTACGATAAAATATAATAACGAAAAAGATTACTACGAATTTACATTAACAGTATATGGTACATACATAGGAAAGAATAAAGCATTATGGACAATAGGAATAGACGGAACACAAATGGTTCCTACTCAAAGGAACAAATTAAGCGAGTTATTGCAGGGTCAGGCATCACAATCGAATCGGAAGTAGATTCTGATTATATTATATTTTGTCCTTTCCATAATAACTATCGTTCACCTGCTGGTGAAGTAGATAAAAGTTCTGGACTATTCTTTTGTTTTTCCTGCCACCATGTTTGTGACCTAGCATCTTTAATTATGAATACCTCTGGCAGAACATACTTTGAGGCAGTTCGTTACATCAAGTCTAAAGAAACCGAGATTGACCTTTCTTATCAAATTAATCAAACACTTGTAGAAAAGCCAGACTATATTCCATATGATGAATTACAAATTAAAAGATTAAATCAGCAAGCATTAGAATCCGCAAGAGCAACTAGATACTATGATGGCAGATTAATTAATCAAACATCTATTAATAAGTTTCAACTCGGATTTTCTGAGAAACAAGATATGGTAACTATACCTGTACATTCCCCAGATGGAATTGCTGTGGGGTTTGTTGGTCGTTCTATTGAGGGTAAAGATTTCAAGAATACCCCAGGACTTCCAAAAGCAAAAACTTTATTTAACATACATCGTGTCAAGACTGCTGGAAAAGTCTATGTAGTTGAATCATCATTTGATGCTATCCGTTTAGACCAATGTGGTTTTCCTGCGGTAGCAACATTGGGTGCAAACGTATCCAATTTTCAAACAGACCTACTCGGAAAGTATTTCAATAACATAATTGTTATTGCTGATAATGATGAGGCTGGCGGTAATATGAAAGATAAGATAGTTGAACGTCTTGGCTCTCGTGTTAACGTAATTAAAATAGATAAACAATATAAGGATATTGGCGATATGTCTGACGAAGCAATAAAAAATATTGATGAATCGTTTGACAAAACTATTGCTAGTATGCTAAACTAGTATACCGCTAAGAAAACATAAGGAGAAATTATGAGCGTAATT